CAATTAGTAGAAAAAGAAATAAAGGACAGAGTCCTTTCTGGTAAAAATTTCGTAACCAAATTCGTGGATATTGGAAATGGTAGTGGAAAACTCAATGATAGTGTATTCCAAGCAGAAAAAGCAGATACTTTCTTACAAGCTTTATCTGAAGCAACTGTATTCCTTGACAGAACTAAAATGATTACTTCCTCTAATCACAAACGTGAATTAGACACCATGAGTATGGAAATTGAATTGGAAGCAGGAAGAGTATCTGGTACTCCACAAACTTTATCCAACAGTCAATCTGCTACATTCTTAACTCGTTCCTTTGATGCTGAAGAACTCAGAGCATTAACTGGTATTCACAAAACTGCATTAAAAGAAAACATTGAAGGTAAAGGATTCATGAACACTTTATCTCAAAAATTCGGTGAAGCTAACGGAAGAGCTTTAGAAAGAGTATTAATCTACGGTAACAAAGCTTCCACCGTAACTGGAGTAGCAACTGGATACAAAGTAATTGACGGTATCCTTAAAACTGCAACCGCAGACTCCTCCGCAGTAAGTAACCTTGAATTTGACTTAACTGCAACCGATGTAATTGGTGAATTCAGAGCTATTGTTGATGCTTTCCCTGACAAATACAAAGAACCAGGAAACGTTGTAATGTTCGTTCCTGCTATTGTCAAAAGAGCATTAAGAAGAGAATTAACTGACAATCACGATAAATACGGTGACATCTATGAAATCACCAAAGATGGTGACCTCGTATTAGAAGATGTTGTTGTTATCAGTGTACCTGCATTCAGCACTCCAACAAATGGATTCACTGACAAACCAGTTGTCATTGCAACCAAAGAAAACATCCAATGGTTAGCTGACCCTGACAACATTGAAGTTGAATCTCAATTCGTATTAAGAAGCAACAGTTGGGATATTGCTTCCACTATTTACGCTGATATTAACTATGCATTCTCAGATGCTATTGCAATAGGTACAGTAAAGGAGGAATAAATCCTTCAGATGATGACCAAACTGTGGATATCGCTGTAAGTGTCAGTGACAAAAGCTCTGAAGGAGCAATTCAAGGCGTAAGTGTTACAATAACAGACACTACTGATGATACAATCACATTCACAGGAACAACTGGGTCATCTGGAGGATGCAACCTGAAAAATGTACCTTTAGGAGATTATGAAGTTACAGCAACAAAAGAAGGATACGTTGATTATAGTGGTGAACTCACTGTAACTGACGAAACCACAACACTTACAATTGAACTCGAAGAGGAATAAAAAAAAGAATTTTATTCCTCTATTTTTTTTTAAATGGTGAACAATAATGTCTTACTGTACAGTTGATGATGTCAAAAAAATGTCTGGTGTGAAACCAGGAAAAATGGGTAACCAATACAAAGAAGATGAAGAACAATTCATCACATTAATTAATGATTGGATTACTCAAGCTGAAAGTCTTATCAACGGATACTGTAAGAGAGACTGGTACAATACAGTTGACGAAGACGGAAACATTATAGAAGTAACCGTTCCAGAAGCAGTACGAAATGTTACAATAAGACTAGTAAGCAACATGATTGCATTCAATTATGCAAGGAAAGAAAACCCAATCAAAAAAGTTAACGATTTTTCTATGACTATTTTTTCAAGTGAAATATTCACCGATGACCTTAAAGAAGATTTAAAACCATTCCGTAAATCTTCCAAAATTTCAGTATTCAAAATATAATAAAAGGAGTTGGATCCATCATGGTGAAAGTCCATATTGAAGTTAAAAAAGAATTGCGAATTGGTGACAAAGGAGAACGATTCAAAACAGAACTCCTTGATGAAGTCTCAGAAGAAGGGCTTCTACATATGGAATCAGTAACACCTAGAGGATACACTCATAGGTTAGCTAATTCCTATAGAATCAGTGAAAAAACAGAGAATAGCAGATTAATCACCAATGACCGAAAGTATGGTGTTTATGTGAATGAGGGAACAGGAATCTATGGAAGAGGTTCACCAATAGTTCCAATTCATGCTAGTTGCCTACACTTCTGGGTAGGTGGGGCACCACTTGCAGGAACAGAAGTATTCACTTTATCTGTTAGAGGTCAAAAAGGTCAACACTTCGTTGAAAAAGGTGTAAAAGACATAGCCAATTCAGTGGAAAAAATTGCTCCAATAGTAGCAAGGAGAGTGTTAGGATGAATATTGTTGAAGGACCTGCAAAGGTCACACAATTAATCAAAGATTGCATCAATGCAGAAAGATGTGAAGGAGGATTATTAGAAGAAGTAGTTTCATTCATGCCATCCTACCAATTTGACGATGAAATAGAAGAACCATTCATCGGATTGTTTGAACAGGAAACAACACCTGTAGTGGATGGAACATTATCTCATAAAATAGAATTACAAACTCCTTTTGAATTCATCTGCATTGTCTACGATGATGATGACATGGAGCAATCAGAGATTAAAGGAAAAAAATTAGCTTGTAAAGTAGCAGCAACAATCGCTCGACATTTCAAAAGAAAAGTCGATGATGAAACTTTACCAATTAAGAAAATCGTCCTCGATACAATTTACACTGCAGGAACCGCAGATGTAGAAGGCAAAGCGGACAGAGCTGTTGTTACAAGCATTAGAATTAGTGTTAATTATTACGTTGATTGGATGATTTGTTATAAAAATAATTTAAATGGTGATTAAATGGTCGACCGTGGATTCGGATTACAATTAGAAAATGACTATGGTGAAATAGTTGCAAAATCAGCTTTTGAACCTGATTTCTGGGTAGAAGCTGATTCTGTAGATTTCAAATTAAACGATGAAGCTATCACAAAAAGTGGTACTTCAAGAATGGATAAAAGAGCAAGAGCAGGAATCATGAAACCTACTGGTTCCACTCAGTTAGATGCGGACATGGAAAAACTTGCATGGTTCTTCAGATTATTCCTTGACGAATACAAATACACTGCAGGAGCATCTTCCGCAAAAGTACATACACATGAATTTTGGGGAGGAGAAAACAAAGAATTATCCTCCGCAAGAATCAAAGCTGTCTATGACATGCTTGTAAAATACATTTACGGGGCAATGGAAGAAGGGTTAAGCATTGAAGTATCTGATGATAGTGTAAGTATCAGTAATGATTGGATCTATTCAACAGAGAAAGCAGGTATCATCGGAAGTGCTGGTGAAACATTCACCAGACCAGATGAACTTAAAGAAAACATATTCTTAATGTTCTACGATGTAAGCTTAAAACTCAACAACAAAGCCCTTGACGGTGTAAGTACTGCATTCAGTTATGAGGGTAAAAACAACTTTGATGTTGATGGAACCATTGGTTTGGGTTCAAGATATCCTCAGAAAAGAGCGTTAGCAGGGAAAAGGGAAAACACTTTATCCATCACTACAAGTTTAACTTCAGATACCGTACGTTCTATTTTAGATGCGGAATATGGTGAAGTAAATGCGTTAGAACCTTCATCTTGTAAACTCTTACAAATTCCATTAGAAGTGAACATTGCATTATGTGAAGATGCACAAATTTCCTGTAAAATAATCTTCCCTAAATGTACACTCAATGTTGAGTATGATATGAGTGGTGCAGATGCAATTGAAGTAACAATGAACCTTGCAACATTAGGTTCTGGTGAAGTTACCCTTGCAGACAACAGTAAAAAAACAACTGATATGTACGTTAAACTCGTAAATTATCAAACTGAGATTGCACCAAAGGGAGATTAAACACCAGTAACTCTGTTAATACTTTAAGTGTAGGTAGTATTCCTAAAATGAATACTACCATAAACACTGAAACTGTTACTGGTGAAACTGAAGAAAAAACAGAAGAAGAAACTGAGATGGAGGAATCATAATATGGTATTATCAAAATCAGATATTATAAACGGTACTGACAGTTACCAGGAAGTCGAAATCAAAAGTGCAAACGATACAATATATGTAAGACCTTTAAGTATCGGTGAAATTCATCAAATACAAGAGATGAAAGACAAAGCATTAGGAGATTACATTGCAAATCAAAAAGGAGCTTCCAGAAGAAGAGTGAAAGAAACATTAGAAGCTCAAGCAAAAATCAATGTTGGAAAACAAACTGTAGCTTCCAACAAAGCAGATGTAAGAACTGTCCTTTGGGGATTGGACAACGAAGGAAACGATGACAAATACACTGAAGAAGACATTAACCATATGGACAGTACTATTTTTGAAGAAATCTTAGAACATGTTAAAAGAATTTCACATATGGAAGATGAAGATGTGGAAAAAGATGTAGATACCTTTCCTGAAGACGAATGAAAGTCAAGGTATAATATGGCTTGATTACTGTGGTTATCCGTTAGCAGACCATATTCAAGATTTAACCATAATACAAGAAATATTCCTCTT